GAATTCTGCTTGGCGTTGGGCCAAGGGGAAGTTTGGCAATGCGAATCAGTAAGCGAGTTGCGGCCATTGCTGCTGCCGGTGCACTGAGTGTTGCAGCGCCTGTGGTTATGCAGTTTGAAGGGCTGCGCACAACGGCCTATCTCGACCCGATTCAAATCCCGACGGTTTGTTATGGCCACACGCTGACGGCGTCCATGGGCCAAACCAAAAGCGTTGCCGAGTGTGAACAGCTGCTGCGAGCTGATATGCAGCAGGCGCTGACGGGCTTGGCATCGTGCGTTGAGCCTGAACTGCAGCCGCACCAGTGGGCTGCTCTGGTGAGCTGGTCCTACAACGTCGGTGTTGGTGCTGCATGTGGCTCGACGCTGATGCGGAAATTAAACGCGGGCGCACCGCCTGTTGAGTGGTGCCCGGAACTGCGCCGTTGGGTTTATGCCGGCGGTAAACGGCTGGCGGGCTTGGTTCGCAGGCGTGAAGCGGAATTGCAACTATGCCTGGGACGCTGAGACAAAAGGTTCTCGTCGCTGCCCTGGCACTCGTAGTGGCGTTCAGTGCTGGCTGGAAGACTCAGGGCTGGCGTCTCACGACTAAGCATGAGAAGTATCGCCGTGAGCGGGCCGAGGCGCTGAATGAGGCGCGTGACCTGGTGGATCGGCTTGAGTCTCTGTACCGGAAAAACGTGGCGGCGATCGATGCGCGATACACCAAGAAGCTGGAAGATGCACAAGCGGAGAATGACCGTCTGCGCGCTGATGTGCTGCGTGGCGCTATCCGGCTGTCAATTCATGCAAAGTGCCCCACAGCCAGTGTGTCCAGCAATACCAGCTCCACCGGCAGCACTGATGCAACCAGCAGAGCCGACATTGACGAGCGAGCTGCTGCAGAAATTCTCACGCTTACCGAGCGAGGAGACAAAGCAATCCGACAACTGAATGCGCTGCAGGACTATGTGCGTTCGGTTTGTGTTGGTGGTGAGTGATGGCTGGCGACGGCCTAAGCCTGACGTTGGATACCAGGTCATTTGACCGGGCCACGGCAGAGGTGCAAAAGCAATTGCCCTACGCGGCATCTGTTGCGCTGAACAATGTGGCGTTCCGGATCCGGGCCGAGCAGCGCTCAGCGATGGGCAGGGTGTTCGATCGCCCAACGCGGCTGACACTGAACGCTGTGCTGGTCAACAAGGCCACGAAGCGCAAGGGCAGTGCTCAGGTATTTATCCGTGATGAGGCGAGCAAGGGCACGCCACCGTCGAAGTATCTGAAACCGGCAGTCTTCGGTTCGACACGGAATGAGAAAAGATTTGAGCGGGCACTGCGTTATGCCGGCCTGCTGCCTGCTGGTTACTACGTGGTACCTGGCGAGGGTGCCAGACTGAACAAGCATGGCAATATCACCGCCGGGACTTATACCAAGATCCTGTCGCAGGTGAAGGCTAGTTTCGATCCGATGCAGAACGCAACCGGCAGTGCTCGCAGTAGCGCTAAGCGAGGCGGCACTAAGGGTTATTTCGTGGGCAAGGTCGAGGGTACGTTGGGTGTGTGGCAGCGGGTTGGCTACAAGCGTCGCCGCTCTGTGCGACCGATCTTGATCTTCGTCCGCAACAAGCCGGACTACCGCAAGCGCTTCCCGTTCTACAAGATTGCCGAGGGGATCTTCCAGCGCCACATGCTGCGGGAGCTGGGCAAGGCAATGGAGCGCGCAATTGCAACGGCGCATAGGTCTGCCCGCTGACGCCTTACGGGTCCTCCTGGCAAATCCTGCTCACGGGTAATTCGGACCCTGTTTTTTTAACAGATACCTGAATTTTCATAGGGGGTTATACCTTGTCTGACGTCGTTGATCTGAGCGAGATAGCGACTCAGTCCGGGTTCGCCCGTTTAGTTGGTGCCACTCAGCCTGCGATTGCAAAGCACGTCCAGGCTGGCGTGTTGATTAAGGGCGATAGCTACGGCACCTGGTTACAGGTCTACTGCGAGCGCCTGCGCACTGAAGCTGCCGGTCGCCAAGCCAGTGAGGCGCGGGAGCGCCGCGATATGGCTCAGGCGCTGGAATCTGAAGCCAATGCGCAGTTGAAGATGCGCGAGCTCTACCGGCAGGATCAGTTGATCCTCGATGTGGAGAGCGTGCGTAAGGCCATGGCCGAATGGGCGACCATCGGAAAAAACGAATTTCTCGGAGCGGTGGATAGCATCGTTACCGCCATAGAAAGCCAATATGCAATTACCGTCGATCGCGAGCCGCTGCAGCCAAACGTTGACGCTGCCCTGCGAGCTATTGGCAGTTACGAATTCGAATCTGCAGCGGCTGGTGAGGGAGATTCGTGAAAGCTGGGTACCCAAACCCAAACTACCACTGATCGAGTGGCTGCCCGAGAACATCAAGCTGCCCGCGGAGGACAGCGACAACGCGGGATACTACCGCGTGGATTACGTGCCGTACTTCTGGGGCGTTATGCATGCCCTGGACAGCCAGGTGAGCTGGATGGTTGTGATGCAGAAAGCCGCGCAGATCGGCTGGACTGTTCTACTGGCTGCCGATATCTGCAAGGTCGCGGTGACTGACCCGGCCCGGGTGCTGATGCTGTTCCCCAAGGATGAGAAGGGTCGGCTTTTCATGGACGAAAAGCTGGTCCCGATCATTGAGGGGTCACCTGCAGTCAACCGGGTGGTGGACGTAACCACCAGCCGCAAGGGTGGTAGCCGGGCCACGCGGAAGAAATTCCCGGGCGGAGAAGTACGGACGGTCGGATCCAACTCCGTTTCGAACGTGAAATCCACCACCGCCGCGCGCGGTTACGTGGAAGAGCCGGACGATACCAATAAGGACGTCGGCGACCAGGGCGACTCAATCCGCCACCTGCGCGAACGCCTGAAGCGCATGCGCAAGAAGAAGCTGATTATCGGTGGCACACCAGCGGTAGCGGATCTGTCTCAGGTGGAGCACTACACCAAGCTTGGCACCATGCGCATATTGCCGGTGACCTGTCACGACTGTAGTGACTCGCATGTACTGGACTGGGAAAACGTCAGCTGGTTGACCAAGGAGAGCGGTACCGCGCACCCAGTCTTCGGACTGAACCAGCCCGACACCGCCGTCTACACATGCCCACACTGCGGCAGCGCGTGGGACGATCACCGGCGGCAGATGAACATTCTGCAGACCTGTAAGGCTGCCAGAGAAAACGGCGATGAGTTTGCCGGCTGGGTCAAAACCCAGTGTGGTGACGGTTTCGACTGGGACGAGATAGAGCCCATCGAAACCTTTTACGAGCTATCCGAGCTGTACGTCTGTATTCCCGGTACCGGGCTTTCCGACGTAGTGCGGGACTTTCTGGAAGCCGAACACGAAGCCGAGAGCGGCGACGAATCCGCCCGCATCGTATTCCAGAACAACAAGCTGGGCCGCCCATACCAGTACGCCGCCAACCAGCTGCTTGATCACGAAAAACTGGAAGAGGCCGCCGAGGACTATCCGGAGCTGCACTGCCCGGCAGGTGGCCTACTGGTAACCGTCGGCATCGACGTCCAGCACGATCGCCTGGCCGTCACCATCCGCGCCTATGGCCGCAATGAAGAAAGCTGGCAAATGCACTGGGGCGAGATCGACGGTGACCCGGCCGACAAGAAAGACGCGTGCTGGGATGCGTTGGATAAACTGATCTTCCAAGGTTTCCAACACGAACGCTTCGGCGAGATCCGCGCTGCCGCGGTGAGTATCGACTCATCCGACGGCGGCACCAGCAACGCCGTATATCACTGGGTGCGGACCCGCAGCAAAAAATACCGTGCCGTCCTGATCATGGCGATCAAGGGCGACAGCAACGACATGGGCAGCAAAGAAATCTTCACCCAGCCCCGGCAGGTGGATTTCAACAACCCGAAGCGCCGCACCAAAGCCGACCGCTTTGGCGTTCGGGTATTTCTGGTTGGTACTCACAAAGCCAAAGATCTGATTGCCAAGCGCCTGCTGGGCAGCAGTGCCTACATGCACAGCTGCAAGCACGTACGGCAGGACTACTGGGAGCAGGTCACCGCCGAAGTAAAAGCTCCGAGTAAAAAGCATCGCGGCAAACTGGTTTGGCAACCGCGCCCCGGCAAACGCAACGAAGGCCTCGACACTGAGGTCTACGCCCTGCACGCCGCGCATGCTAAAGGCATGCACAAACTGACCGACGCAAAATGGTCCGAGATTGAATCCCGGCTCGGCCAGCGCACCCTGTTTACCGAACAACCCACAGAGCAACACATACCGGCACCGGCTCCCGCACAACCGCGGCGCCCGGCGCAACCGGTGGGCTCACTGCTGGATAACTGAAATGGCTCAATCCGCGCAAGAGATGGTCGACCTCTACCTGCAGGCCGAAAAGGACCTGCTGGCTGGCAAGACCACGACCATCAACGGTCGCACCCTCACCATGGAGAACCTGCAGGAAATCCGTGACGGTCGCCAAGAGTGGGAACTGCGCGCCCAGCAAGAACAATCCAAGGCTGCCGGCAACAAACGCCGCGGCCCGGCCTACGCGAACTTTTACTCATGAACAAGCTGGATTCGATCATCGGGTTCTTTGCACCCGAGGCGGGCCTGCGCCGGGTGCAAGCGCGCCAGGCAATGAAAATCGCTGCCGCCTATGAGGCGGCCAAGCCAAGCCGCTTGCGCAAAAACCCGGCCGACAACCGCAGCGGTGACCTGGTACTGGAAGGCGACGTCGAATTCCTGCGCGGACAGGCACGGCACCTGGAGCAGAACCACGATTTTGCCTTCGGCATCCTCACCACCCTGGTGAACAACGTCGTTGGCCCGCGCGGTATCTCCGTGGAATTCCAACCCAAGACCTGGGCGGGCGATATCCACGACGAGTTTGCCGCAAAGATGAATGCCGCATTCAAAGAGTGGGGGCGCCGGCCGGAGTGCACCCGCCAGTTCAGTTGGGCCAAAACCCAGCGCCTGCTGTGCAACACCTGGCTGCGCGATGGCGAATCCCTTTTGCGCCACCTCGAGGGAAGTGTTCCGGGCCTCAAGCACCGCACCGACGTGCCCTACAGCATCGAATGCTTTGAACCGGACTTCCTGCCGGTCGACTACAGCGATCCCAGCAAGCGCATCGTGCAGGGCGTGGAGAAATCCGCGTGGGGCGAGGCCACCGGCTTCTGGCTCTACGACGAACACCCGGGCGCGGCACTGAGCTGGAAAATGAAACGTCGCCGTCACGATGCCTCCGCCATCGAGCACCTGAAGTTCGTGCGGCGCCTGCATCAGACCCGCGGCGTCTCGATTTTTGCTGCGGTGATGAACCGCCTCAACGACATCAAGGATTACGAAGAGAACGAGCGTGTCGCGGCCAAGATCGCCTCGGCCATGGTCGGTTTTATCCAGAAGGGTAGCCCGGACCTCTACGACGGCGACAGCTACGACGCGGAAGGCCGGCGCATGCTGGACATCCGCGCCGGTGCCATCTACGACGACCTGAAGCCCGGCGAGTCCGTCGGCACCATCCAGAGCAATCGACCATCTGGACTGCTGACCCCGTTCCTGGAAACCATGCACCGCATGGCTGCCGCCGGCACCATGGCCAGCTTTAGCAGTATCAGCAAAAACTACAACGGCACTTACAGCGCCCAGCGTCAGGAGCTGGTGGAGCAGTGGGGGAATTACGAAGCGTTGAGCCTTGAGTTCTGCGAAGAGATTGTCGAACCCGTGGTGCGCCGCTGGGTGCAGATGGCGGTGCTTGGCGACGTGCTCGACGTGCCCAGCGATGTCGATCCAGACACGCTACTGCACGTCGACTTCATCACACCGGTGATGCCGTGGATCGACCCGGGCAAAGAAGCGAAATCTGATGAGACCCTGCTGGAAAACCTGCTCACCAGCCCGCAGCAGACCATTCGCCGTCGCGGCAAAAATCCCGAAGACGTACTGCAACAGATCGCGTCTTGGCAGCGCCGCACCAGCGAACTGAAAATCACCGAGCCCGCCAAACGTCCCGCGGCTCCGCAACCACCAACCGAAAACGAATCCGAATAGGAAACTGTTATGCGCAAGGGTACTAAGAGCAAGAATTGGTACAGCATCACCGCGGCCGCCAACGACGAGGCGGAGATTTACGTGTACGACTACATCGGCTACTGGGGTGTAACGGCCAAGGACTTTGCTCGCGATCTGAAAGCTCTCGGCAATGTCAGCAAGATCAAACTACATATCAACTCGCCTGGTGGCGATGTGTTTGACGGCACTGCAATCTATAACCTGCTGAAAGATCACAGCGCAGAAGTGGAAACCTTCATCGAGGGCATTGCTGCGAGCATGGGCAGTGTGATCGCACTGGCCGGCGACACCGTGCACATTGCCGAGAACGCCTATTACATGGTGCATAACCCCAGCACCATCGCCCGCGGTGACGAGCGTGCGATGGAAAAGGCCAAGGGCCTGCTGGCAAAAGTTAAGACCACCATGATCAATCTGTACTCCTCGCGTACCGGCCTCTCTGAGGACGAGATCAGCCAGATCATGGACGACGAAACCTGGTACACCGGCGCCGAGGCAGTAGAGGCCGGATTCGCGACCGATACCACCGCCGCTACCGAAATGGCAGCAAGCTTCAGTGGCGAACTGATCAATCAATTCAAAAATGCTCCGGAGCCTGTACGCGCACTCGTTGCAGAGGCGCCCGGTGGCATTCGATCCCCGTCTGCGGTTGCAGGCACCCCACCCGAAACTCAGGAGGCGAAAGCCATGAAGACTAAACCCGCAGCGACGGGTGGTTCCGAGAACCCGGAAATCACCCCGGAAATGAAATCCCAAATTGCCGCCGAAGCCCTGGCCGGCGAACAAAAGCGCAAAGACGACATCCGCGCAGTGTTCAAAGGCTTCGACGCGCACAGCACCGTCATGCAGTCCTGCCTGGACGACATGCAGTGCAGCGCGTCCCAGGCCAAAGACAAACTGCTCACCGCCCTGGGCAACCAGACCACCGCACCGGTGCACAGCTACAGCGTTGTGGTACAGGAAGGTGAAGGCATGCGCCGCATGAAAGCCGACGCCGAGAACTCCATCGCCATGCGCGCCTTCGGCGAGAAGCGTGCCGACGGCAACGGCTTGGCTGGCTACAGCATGATGGAAATCGCCCGCATGATGATGCAGGCCCGCGGTGTCGACCTCTCTGGCATGGACAAAATGGGCGTAGTGGCTGCGGCCTTCACCCATACCTCCAGCGACTTCAGCAGCGTGCTGGCCAATACCGCCAACAAAGCCATGCTGAAGGGCTATGAAGAAGCGGCTGAGGTGTTCCCGCAGTTCACCAGCGTGGGCAACCTCAGCGACTTCAAAATCGCCACCCGTACCGACCTCGGCTCCTTCCCGACACTGAGCAAGGTGTCCGAAGGTGCCGAGTTCAAATACGTCACCATGGGCGAACGCGCCGAGACCGCGGTGCTGGCCACCTACGGCAAGCTGTTCAGCATCACCCGTCAGGCTATCATCAACGACGACCTCGGCGTTTTTACCCGCATCCCGCAAAAGATGGGTCGCGCCGCCATCCGCACCGTCGGCGATCTGGTGTTCAATATTCTGTTGAACAACCCGGCCATGGCCGATGGCAAAACTCTGTTCCACGCCGATCACGGCAACCTCGCCAGCGCCGGTGGCATCAACACCGCCACCATCGACGCCGCGCGCGTGCTGATGGCCAAGCAGAAAGACGGCGATGCCTTCCTCAACCTGCGCCCGAAGTTCCTGATCTGCGATGTTGCAGACGAGGGCGCGGCCAAGGTCGCACTGGAGTCCGAGTACGAAGTTGGTGCCACCAAGAACAACACCATCCCCAACAGCGTCCGCGGCATTGCCCAGGTGATTTCCGATGCGCGCCTGTCCGGCCACAACGGCTGGTACCTGCAGGCGGATCCCGCCATGCACGACACCATCGAAGTACTGTACCTCGATGGCCAGCAGGCGCCGGTGCTTGAGCAGCAGAACGGCTGGAGCATCGACGGCGTCGAGTTCAAGGTGCGCATGGACGCCGCCGCCAAGGCCTGGGATTCCAAAGGCCTGGTGAAAACGCCCAAAAGCTGATCCCTGAGATAAGCGCAACCGAACAGAGGCCGCACTACGCGGCCTTTTTTCTGACTGAAATTCACGATTCCTATTTGGGAGAACCATCATGGCAGGTAACTACTTGCAAGAAGGCCGCGTACTGGACTTTACCAACAGCAGCGGCTCCACCATCACCAGCGGCAGCCCTGTCGCGATCGGCGCAATCATCGGCGTAGCCCTGGCAGACATTGCCAATGGCGAAGTTGGCGCAGTACAGATTGACGGCGTATTCCAGCTGCCGAAAGTCTCCGGTGCTGTCATCGCCCAGGGCGAATCCCTCACCTTTGATGTCTCCGCGAACTCCGGTGCGGGCGCCTTCGATGACAACCAGGCAACCCCGGCCACAGGCGATATCACCGGTGCAGCTGCTGTCGCCGCCGAGGCCGCTGGCAGCGGTACCACCACCATCGCCGTGCGCCTCACTGGCGTACCCGGCACCGTCGCCTAACAGCGTCTTGAACTCCATCGGGGGAGGCATTGCGCTTCCCCCGGTGGTAATGAATTCAAAGGTTTTCTGAAATGCCCGTGGATCTCGAACAACGGCTGGCCGAGCGCAATTTCCAGCGCTGGGGCAAGCTCGCCAACTACAACGCTGGCAGTGGCGATGTCGAGTGCCGGGTAATCAAAGATCAGGGCGTAGATGAATTCGCGGAAGACCGTGTGCGTACTCCGCGCATCGAGCTTTCCCTGATGGTGAGCGAAGTAGGGCCGCACAAACCCGGCGCCCTCATCACGCTACTGGGCACTGAATACGAAGTGCGATATCTGCTGGCAGACGACGGCTATGTGCGCACCGTAGTTGCCGAGACCTAACCCGATACCCGACAGGATCATCACCATGGCCAACATCCCAGCAATGCAAAAAATTTGCATCACAAAACCCTGCATGGTCGGCGGCAAGCCGGCAAAAATCGGCAGCGAGCCTAACGTACCGCAGGACGAAGCCAACCAGCTCATCGGCACCCTGCGCGCAAAGCCGGTCGCGGAAACCGGGAGCAGCGCCAAACAGCCTGCAGCCGGTGCCGGCGCTAAATCCAATCAGGCTGACAAATGAGCCGGCGCAGCACCATTCTCGCCGCGGTCACCACCGCGCTCGATGGCATCGCCAGCTACACCCTGGTTCCGCCGGGCACCACTGACGAAATTTCCAGCGCCAGCCTGCCGGCACTGGTCGTCGGCTTCGCCAGCGAGGCCGTCACCCACGAAATGCACGGCGGTACCCAGCGGCAGCTGGATATCACCATCGCCGCCGTAGTGAAAAGCCGCGGCGATGTGTACGCCGCGCTCGACGATGCCGCCGGTGCGATCGAGGCCGCGCTCACCGACGAAACCCTCGGTGGCACCTGTGACTTATTCCTGCTCAGCCAGACGCAGTTCGCGCTGGATCAGGAGCAACCGCTCGGCGAAGTGCGGCTCACATACTCCGCCACCTATACCACCGACCCTATCAGCTAAACCATAACGCGAGAGCACCACCATGGCACAAGGCTACAAAACCAAGTTCCTCCGCAGCTCAGACAGCGGCACCACCTACACCCAGGTGGCCGGCCTGCTGGATATCGACCCGGGCGAAGAGTCCCGCGGCTCCGTGGACATGACCACCATCGACGGCACCAGCGGCTACATGGATTACGACCCGGCCGGCCTGCGCGACGCCGGCGAAGTCTCCCTCACCCTGATCTGGAACGAGGGCGACACCGGCCAGGCCGCGCTGCGCACCGACTACGACAGCGACACCAACTGCTATTACCAGGTGATTTACCCCGACGGCACCGAAGTCGAGTACATCGGCCATATCACCGGCTGGGGTCAGGCAGTACCCAAAGACGACAAAATCACCCGCACCGTGAAATTCAAAATTTCCGGCAAGCCCACTGTTACCACGGCGTAAACCATGAGCCTGTTTCAAGCACCACTGTTGAAGTCTGAGACGATTATTTTTGCGGATACGCAGCTTGTGTTGCATGAACTCAGCGCCTTCGATCGCTGCGAGTATCTGGAAAAGGCGACCGAGAATGTGCCAGCGCCAAAAGGCGACAAGGAGGTACCGCCGGCAGAATTCAAGACGGTCGGCGAAGTCTGGTCATTCCGGCGTGAGGATGTGAGCTCGAAACTGTTGCTGGTCGCCTATGCGCTGAAGCCATGTCGGGAGGAATCCCTGGAAGAGTTGCACACAGAACTGTGCCGGGTGGTAGCGCCGGAAGCTATCGACCAGCTGTATATCCCTGCGGCGAAGCTGTCTGGGTTGTACACGGAATCGCAAGAGGCCGGCGAAGATTCCGATGGCGAGGTCAGCAAAAAAAAAGGCTAGTGCCGGGCTTCGCCTTCGCCCGGCAATTGGCCTGCAATTTCGGTCGCGCAGATTACTTCGCGCTGTTGCGGGGCATGAGCAGTACCGAGCTGGACCACTGGTATGAGCACTTTAGCGAGCGCCCCATGTACCAGCAGGCTACGCAGTGGCAGTTGGCGCATGTGGCTGCTGGCGTGTACGGGCCGAAGGCGAGGCCGGCACATTTTATGCCGCATTTCCCGAAACCAAAAACAGAGCGCGAGCAGATCGCAATCTGGCAGTCGATGACCTAATAAGCGAGAAACTCCACCATGCCACGAGTTGCGACCAACGCCACGATGGTGGCCAACCTCGAGCTGCGCTCGGAGCAATACAAGCGCGAGATGTCACAGGCGCTGTCGCGCAACAAGGCATTTGCCCGGCAAGTGAAAACGTCAGTGGCAGCGAATGATGCGTTTGGCCGCTCCATGCGCGGCGCGGCACAGGGCGTGGCCGCGATCGACGGGCCGCTCGGTGGTGTTGCCGGTCGCCTTGGTGCGGTGAATGGCCTGGTGACCGGTGGCAACCTCGCCTGGGCCGGTCTCGGTGTGGCCATCGCCGGTGTCACCGCGGTGATGTACAAGGGCATCCGCGCTGCCGAGGAAATGGAGCGGCAGCAGCTCAAGATCGAGGCGCTGCTGAGAGCTACCGATAGTGCCAGTGGCCGCACGGCGGCCCAGCTGGACGCACAGGCGCGCTCGGTGGCCCGCAATACGCTCGCCAGCGTGTCGGGCATTCGCGATGCGCAGGGCGTGCTGCTGACCTTCCGCAGCGTGCAGCAGGACGTGTTTGATAAGGCCATCGTGCTGTCGCAGGATCTGGCGGCGGTCATGGGTGGCGACGCAAAGAGTGCGGCGCTGCAGCTTGGCAAGGCGCTGGAAGAGCCCAGCACCGGTCTCACGGCACTGCGCCGCGCCGGTGTCAGCTTCACCGAGGCGGAGAAGGACCAGATCAAAGCGATGGAAGATGCCGGCCAAGTTGCCGAGGCCCAGCGCATGATCCTCGCCAAACTGGAGCAGCAGGTGGGTGGTGCCGGCTCCGCAGAAGCGGGCGGCCTCACCGGCAAGGTCGATAGCCTCAGCCAGTCGTGGCAGGAATTCCTGGAGGCCATCGGCGAGACCAAGACTGCGGGCTCTTCTATCGAGTGGCTCACCGGGGCGGTGGACAACCTGCGTCGCGGCCTGGCACCTACCGACGCCGAGCTGCAGGAGCTGGAATACAAGAAGCTCCACCAGAAATATGTGATCTACCAGAGGCAGCTCGCTGATGCCGAGCGAGAAGGTGAAAAGGTCAGGGCCGAGGTAACGCGCTACTACATGGAGCAAACCCGTGCCCAGCTCCAGGAACTGCAGGACACGCGTATCAATGCGCAGAAGCAGGAAGCGCAGGAAGCTCTCGCGGCGGAGCAGGCGGCGGCCGATGCACGGGCACAGATGGAGCGTGATCGTGCGGCAGCCGAGCTGAGCCGCCAGCAGGAAGCCGGCGCGGCCCAGTTGATCCAGCTCGACCAGTTCCTCGCCGACAAACGCGGCAAGCGCGAGCTGGAACACCAGGAGCGGCTGGCCCAGATCGAGCGGCTGCAGATTGCGGAACTGGAATTGCACCGGCGCGGGTTTGAGTCGCTGGAGCAGCTGAAGGAAGAGTACCGCCAGCGGGAAAACGAGCGCTACCAGATGCAGCTGGCGGAGGCGCAGGCGAAGAAGGAAGAAGAGCAGCAGCGCTGGCTGGAAAATGAAAACGCCCTGTTCGACCAGATGACGAAGCAGCAGCAGGAGCAGCAGGCGGAGAAGATCCGCCAGCAAAGGGAAGGTTATACGGCGCTGATGGATATTGCCGGCAGCTACTTCGATGGCATGCAAGGCAAAGAGGCGGCCTATGCGCGGGTGGCAATGTCCCTCGGCCAGACCCTGCTGGATGAGAAAAAGCGCGAGTCGCTGCAGAAGATCGTTGCCAACACCTACGACGCCGCGATGGGCGCCTACAACGCGCTGGCTTCCATTCCCTATGTTGGTCCCGCGCTGGGTGCTGCGGCATTTGCGGCGGTGACGGTTGCCGGTGGTGCCGCTGCGGCAAAGGTGGCCGGCATCGCCCATGGCGGCCTCGACTACGTCCCGTCCGAATCCACCTACCTGCTCGACAAGGGCGAGCGGG